GTGAAGGATAAGTACACGACCTATGTGTTGCCACGGCTGGTGGAGGTTTTGGACTGGGCCAGAGCGGGAGCGGGGCTCAAGGAGATCGCCGCAAGACTTGGAGTAAGCACCACTACCCTGCGGAGCTGGATCAAGAAAGGCCGCGCGGGCGAGAAGGAATATGTTCCTTTGTACGACGCGGTGAGCGCAGGCCGGGAGCGGCCGGAGCAGGTCGTGGAGGCGGCACTTTTGAAGCGGGCCGTCGGCTATCAGTTTGATGAGGTCACCCAGGAGGAAAAGCTGGACCGGGACGGCAACATCCACGTATTGACCAAGACGGTCACCAAGGACGTGCCGCCCCACCTGACCTCTATTATGTACTACTTGTCCAACCGTGTGCCTGTGCGGTGGGGCAAGGAGGCGGAGGGATCTAACAGGGACAAGGGTGTGACAGGGGTGGTAGAGCTGCCTCCGGCCAAGATGCCCACACCTTCGGAGGGAAATCATGGCTGACATCATTTGGACGCCCCAGCCTAAGCAGGCGGTGTTTATGAGCCGGGGGGAGGACGAGGTGCTGTATGGCGGAGCCGCCGGGGGCGGGAAGTCGGACGCGCTGGTGATGGAGGCCCTGCGCCAGGTGCACATTCCCCATTACCGGGGGCTGATCCTCCGCAAGACCTACCCTGAGCTGGGGGAGCTGATCGACAAGAGCCAGGCGATCTATCCCCGGGCGTTTCCCAAGGCCCGGTACAACGGCAGCGCTCACACCTGGAGCTTTCCCAGCGGGGCGAAGCTTCGCTTTGGGGCCATGCACCATGAGCGGGACCGCTTTAAATATCAGGGCCACGCCTACGCCTTCATCGCCTTTGACGAGCTGACCCACTTTACCCAGAAGGAGTACGAGTATCTGCTTACCCGCAACCGGCCCAACGGGCCGGGGGTGCGGTGCTATGTCCGGGCGACGGCCAATCCTGGAGGGGTAGGGCACGGATGGGTGAAGGAACGGTTCGTCACAGCGGCCAGGCCTTTAGAGACCCACTGGCACAAGGCGGAGATCCAAATGCCAGACGGAGGAAGGAGAGAGGTGTGGCGGTCCCGGGTGTTTGTGCCAGCGTCGGTGTTTGACAATCCGGCGCTGCTGCGCAACGACCCCGACTATGTGGCACGGCTGGCTGTTTTGCCCGAGGCGGAGCGCAACGCCCTGCTCTATGGGAGCTGGGACAGCTTCGACGGCCAGGTGTTTACTGAGTGGCGTGACGACCCGGACCACTATGAGGATCGGCGGTGGAGCCACGTGATAGACCCCTTCCATCTCCCGGAGACCTGGCGGATCTACCGGGGGTTGGACTGGGGGTATTCCAGACCCTTTTCCGTCCACTGGTACGCGGTGGATCACGACAGGCGGCTCTACGCCGTGCGGGAGCTGTATGGCTGTACCGGGCGGGCCAACACAGGGGTGAAGTGGGAGCCGGGGCGGGTGGCGGACGCCATCCGCCGGGTAGAGGGGGAGGACCCCAACCTGAAGGGGAAGCGGGTCCTTGGGGTGGCCGACCCGGCCATCTTTGCCAGCGACGGCACCGAGAGCATTGCCTCCATCATGGAGCGCGCGGGGGTGTTTTTTGAGAAGGGGGACCACCAGCGGCTGGCGGGAAAGATGCAGATCCATGACCGCCTGGCCTTTGACGAGGAGGGAAGAGCCATGCTCTACGTGTTCTCCACCTGCAAGCATCTTATCCGGACCCTGCCCGCGCTGGTATATGACAAGGCGGAAGTGGAGGATATTGACACCGACGGGGAGGACCACGCTTACGACGAGCTGCGCTATGTGTGCATGGCCGATCCCATCAGTCCGAGGCCGCGGGCGGCCAGGGCGGTCAAGGCCTGGAGTCCGTTGGACACGCCGGAATATGACTGCCGGGAATTTTACAGGAGGTATTGACATGGAAAGGATCAACGAGGAGGTCCTGCGGGAGGCCAGGGGCATCCTGCAAAAGTACAAGGACGGGAAAAAGGTCCTGGAGGCGCGGGTAAGGGAGGAGGAAAAATGGTACCGCCTGCGCCACTGGGAGGTGGTGCGGGGGGAGGGAGACGCCGCCCGGCCGCAGCCTACGTCGGCGTGGCTTTTCAACGCCATCATGAACAAGCACGCCGACGCCATGGACAACTTCCCGGAGTGCAGCGTCCTGCCCCGGGAGGACGGGGACCGGGAGGACGCCAAGACACTCTCCGCCATCATTCCGGTGATCCTGGAGCGGTGTGAGTTTGAGAAGGTCTACAGCTATAACTGGTGGGAGAAGCTGAAGCACGGCACTGCCATCTACGGGTCCTTTTGGAATCCCCGGCTGGAGAACGGCCTGGGCGATGTGGACATCAAGCCGGTGGACATCCTCAACATTTTCTGGGAGCCGGGGATTCAGGACATTCAGGACAGCAGGAACGTGTTTGTCCTCGATCTGCGGGACAACGATCTGCTGGAGCGGGAATATCCCCAGCTGGAGGGGAAGCTGGGTGGCGACAGGGGGCTGGACCTGCCCCAATATGAGCATGACCTTACGCTGGATCTGACGGGCAAATCGGCGGTGGTGGACTGGTATTACAAGGTCCGCGCCGAGGATGGACGGACGCTGGTCCACTATGTCAAGTTTGTGGGGGAGACCCTGCTGTTTGCCAGCGAGGATATGGATGAGTATGCCGACCGGGGCTTTTACGACCACGGGAAGTATCCCTTCGTATTTGACGCGCTGTTTCCCGAGAAGGGGACCCCCTGCGGGTTTGGGTATGTGGCCCTTTGCAAGGACCCCCAGATGTACATCGACAAGCTGTCCCAGGCCGTGTTGGAAAATGCCCTGCGGGCGGGAAAGAAGCGGTGGTTTATCGGGGCCCAGACGGGGGTGAACAAGGAGCAGTTCCTGGATTGGAACAAGGACTTTGTGGACGTGGAGGGGAGCGCCAATCTGGACGACGCCCACATGCGGGAGATCACCACGACCCCCTTGCCTGGCTCTACCCTAAATCTGCTTCAGATGAAGGTGGACGAGCTGAAGGAGACCAGCTCCAACCGGGACGTGAGCAGCGGGGGGACCATGGGCGGGGTGACGGCGGCCTCCGCCATTACGGCCCTCCAGGAGGCGGGAAACAAGACCAGCCGGGACATGATCTCCGCCAGCTACCGGGCGTATACCCAGCTGGACTATCTCATCATTGAGCTGGTGCGGCAGTTTTATGACCAGGAGAGGAGCTTTCGCATTACCGGGGGAGGCGTCCGGGACTATGACTTTGTCCGCTACTCCAACGTCAATATCAGGACCCAGCAGGTGGCGGTGGACAGTGCGGGCAATCCCCTGATGCGCAGGCCAGTGTTTGACGTCCGGGTCAAGGCCCAGAAGAAGAATCCCTTCTCCCGCATGAGCCAGAACGAGCTGGCGAAGGAGCTCTACGGCCTGGGGGTGTTCAACCCAGAGCGGGCCCAGGAGACCGAGGGAATGTTGGAAATGATGGAGTTTGAGGGGAAGGACCGGGTGCTGGAGCAGGTGCGCCAAAAGGGAGCTGAGTTCAGCCAGCTCCAGCAGCCTATGGCTCAGCCGCCCCAGGGAATGAGCCCCGGGGGCGGGGATATGCTTGATCTATTTGCGGGCAAGGGCAACGGCCCGGTCGGCATGTAGATATCAAAACGAGGCAACTCGGAATACGCGACGCAGGCGGTAATTGCGGAAAGAGAAGCGCGACAACGAAAGGAGCAAAAGTCATGAGCGAAGCAGCGGCGGCTACGGCCGCCAACACCGGCGGGAGCATTGCCCCGGACGCCGGGGGGCAGGACAAGGGGCTGGAGAGCGCGGTCCATCCGGAGCAGGTACAAAAGCAGATCAAGGAGACCCCCGAACAGCGGCGGGCCCGGTTTGAGCAGGCCATCGGGAAGGACGGAGAGTTTGCCGACTTCTATCAGCAGGGGGTGGACAACGCCGTCAAGACCCGGCTGGCCCGGGAACGGGCCAAGGTGGAAAAGGCCATGGCCGCCCAGCAGCCCGTTTTAGACCTTCTGATGGCCCGGTATGGGACCCGGGATCTAGCCCGGCTCCAGGAGTCCATCAACGCCGATGCGGACTGGTGGCAGTCCTATGCTACCAGCCGGGGTATCAGCGAACAGCAGGCCAGGGAGCAGATCGCCCTCCAGGCGGAGCTGGGAGCCATGAAGCGGCGCGCCGCCGCCGAGGAGGGGGAACGCCGGGTCCGCGTTCAGATGGAACGCTGGGACCGGCAGGCGCGAGAGACCCAGAGCGTCTACCCGGAGTTTGATCTTCGGTCGGCGGTCAAAAACGAGAGCTTCCTGGCCATGCTCAAAAGCGGAGTCAACATGCGCACGGCCTATGAGGTGGCCAACATGGACGACATTAAGCGTTCGGTGGCCCACCGGGCCACCCGGGATGCGGAGGCCCGCTTGACCGAAAGCATTCGGGCGGGCGGGAGCCGCCCTGTAGAGGGGGGCACCGGCGGCCAGCCGGGCGCGGCCACCAAGGTGGACCCGGGCAAGCTGAGCAAGCAGGAGATGGACAAGATCATGGCCCGCGTGGCCAGAGGGGAACGGATCAGTTTTAGCTGAGCGCGCGTTCCTGACAAACGAAAGGAGAAATGAAATATGGCAGACCTGAATATGAACGTCAACACCACCGGCACGGCGACCCTGTCGGCGGAAAACAAGACCTTTTATCAGCGGGTGCTCATTGAGACCGCCGAGGCAGAGCTGATCCACGAGCAGTTTGGCCAGAAGCGGCCCATTCCCAAGAACAACGGCAAGACCACCGAGTTTCGGCAGTTCGATCCCCTGCCCGAGGCTACTACCCCCCTGACCGAGGGCGTGACCCCCGACGGGCAGACCATCAGCACCAAGACGGTCACCGCCACGGTGCAGCAGTACGGTGGGTACGTGACCCTCTCTGATACCTTGGAGCTGACCGCCATCGACAACGTGATCGTGGAGGCCACCAAGCTCATCGGCAGCCAGGGCGGCCGGACCATGGACGCCGTGGTCCGGGAGATCCTGAACGCCGGTACCAACGTAATGTACGGCGGCGGCAAGTCCAGCCGGGGGGATATCGGCTACACCAGCGAGACGGTCAACTGCAACATGACGGTGGACCTCATTCGCAAGGCGGTGCGCACCCTCGAGAAGCAGAGCGCCCCCCGCATCGACGGCTACTATGTGGCCATTGTCCATCCTGACGTGAAGTATGACATCATGAGCGACAAGGACTGGAAGGACCCCAACACCTACAAGGACAGCGTGGAGCACCTGTTCAAGGGGGAGATCGGTTCCCTGTACGGGGTACGGTTTGTGGAGAATCCCCGGGCCAAGATCTTTGAGCAGGAGGGCGCCGCGGGCGTTGGTACGGGAGCGCCCAAGCAGAATGTTTACTCCACCCTCTTTATCGCGGAGAACGCCTACGGCATCATTCCCATCGAGGGCTCGGGCATGGAGCACATCGTGAAGCCCAAGGGCAGCGCCGGTACGGCGGACCCCATCAACCAGCGCTCCACCGTGGGCTGGAAGTGCACCACCACCGCGGTGATCCTGGTGCCCCAGTATCTGCTGCGGGTGGAGACGTCTGCGACGCCTTAAAACGAAGCGCGACCCGTAGACGTATAGGGAGCGTCTGAGCGTAGCAACGGCGAAGCGTAACAACGGATAGGAGGAAAGTAACATGAGCGAAAAAAACAAGGAAACCGTTTTTGACCCCGAGGCGCTGGTGGACTACCGCGCCCCCATCGACTCCAGAGGGGAAAGCCGGGACATTACCGTGGGGGTGAACGGAGAGTTCATCAAAATCCAGCGGGGCAAGGACGTGAAGATCAAGGCCAAGTTTCTGGAGGTGCTTCGCAACGCGGACACCCAGGAAATGGCCGCCCGGGAAGCCCGGGATAAGGCGGTCAAGGCCTCGGAGAAGGCTATTTACGACATGTAAGAAGCACGGTACATCCGCAGGGGGATAGGCGGAGCCGCCTATCCCCCCAATTTTTGAAAGGAGGGCAAGACCATGCGGATCGTCAACATGACGGTGACGGGGGATCTGGTAGAGGTGGACGGCAGCGTGGTAGGTGTGCAGGGCAGCGGCAACGCGGACACCCTGCGCCTCACCTTTGACGCCGTCTGGGACGGTTGGGCCAAGACCGCTGTCTGGTGGGACGCTCACGGGGGCGAGGCGGTGAGCTGGACCCTGACGGCGGACCTTCTGGAGGACGTGGCGGTGAGCGTTCGGCGCTATCTGCTGCCCGTGCCCCCGGAGGCGCTGCGGTACGGCGGACCGTGCAACCTGGTGGTGGACGGTTATCGAGACGGCAAGCGGGGGCGCACCGTGACCCAGACCTTCGACGTTGCCAGGGCGCCTGTGCGCGCCGCCGTGGCCGGGGGCGCCGTTACCTCTCCCACCGATATGGAGCAGATGCAGGGGCAGGTGGACGGCCTGCTGGCGGAGCTCAAGGCGGCGGCGGGAAACGGCCCCTACGTGGGCGAGAACGGCAACTGGTACGTCTGGGACATGGAGGCGGAGGCCTACCGGGACACGGAGATCAGCGCCCGGGGCCGGACCGGCGAGGCCGGACCCCAAGGCGAAAAAGGCGAGACCGGAGCCACGGGGCCGAAGGGTGACGCCGGGCCTCAGGGACCGCGGGGGGAGACCGGGCCCCAGGGAGAACGGGGGGAAACGGGACATCAGGGACCCCGGGGAGAGCCCGGGGCGGACGGCCGGGATGGACGGGATGGGGCGCTGGTGAGCGTGGCGTCCGGGATGTTCGCCATGGGGGTGTCGGAGGACGGGCACCTCATTCTGGCGGTGAACGAGGGAGAAGCCGCGCCGCCGATCCACATCGACCCGGCAACGGGGCATTTGATTTACAAGATTACAACGAACGAGTAACAAAGAGGAGGAAATGAAAAATGGACTTGGGTAAGGTAGTAGGTAGCAAGATCCACAACGTGACGGGGGCGCCGGAGGCGTCGCTGGGGCTGGTGGAGGACTGGGCGCTGGACGTGGACAGCGGGAGCGTGTATGAGAAGACCGCGGAGGGCTGGCAGCTCCGGGGGAGCTTTAAGGGCGAAAAGGGCGCCCCCGGCCAGGACGGCGCGCCCGGGGCCCAGGGTCCCAAGGGGGACCGGGGGGAACCCGGCCAGGACGGGGTGGACGGCAAGACTCCTGCCCTGTCCATCAACGATGAGGGCCACCTAATCGCCGCATACCCCGACTGAGGAGGGATGAAGCATGGCAACGAGATACGTTGACCTTGGGCCGGTGGTGGGGCCTCCGGGGGCGGACGGTGCGCCGGGGACGACCCAGTGGGACGGCATCGGGGGGAAGCCTGAGAGCTTTCCCCCGACCTCTCACACCCACGACGCCAGCGACATCACCGGCGGCACGCTGCCGGTGAGTCGGGGCGGGACGGGACGGTCTACCATGACCAGCGGGTATTTTTTGCGGGGCAACGGGACAAGTGCGGTCATCCTGTCCTCCGCCACCTCCGCGAGGCAGGCCATGAGCGCGGTTACCCCGGTGGGTCCCATCACCGTGACCCTGTACGCCGCCAGCTGGAGCGGGAGCGGACCGTGGACGCAACAGGTGAGCGTCAGCGGCGTGACCGCCAACGATAACCACCTTCATGTCTATCCGGTGGACGTGACAGACGCGGACGCCCGGAAGCTCTACGAGGCGGCCTATGGCTGCCTCGCCGCCCAGGCGGACACCCTGGCGGGGGCCATCAAGTTTACGTGTCGGGACAAGAAGCCGGAGACCAATTTCCAAGTCATCATCGAGGGGGGACGGGTATGAGTAAGGTAACAGTGGTGCCGCCCATTGGTGGCGGGGGTGGAGGAGATATCCCGAGCGGCGTGATCGTCATGTGGTCGGGAGCGGCCAACGCCATCCCCAATGGGTGGGCTCTGTGTAACGGGAGCAACGGGACACCGGACCTGCGGGGGCGGTTTGTCGTCGGGGCCGGGGACACATACAGTGTGGGAGATACCGGCGGCGCGGCGTCTGTGACGTTGACGGTGAGTCAGATCCCGAAGCATTCCCACCAAATTGCAACTATGGATGAAGGCAACAGCAATTTTGGTATTGTGTCGAGATCGCAAAACAACGGACTGGATACCTACACAACAAAAGAAACCGGCGGCGGACAAGCCCATGAAAACCGTCCGCCGTACTATGCGCTGTGCTACGTTATGAAGCTGTAAGGAGGCCCCACAATGTACATCAAAACAAACGAGACGGTCTGCCCCTGCGTGGGGTATAAACCGGTGGGCGACGAGGTTCGCTTTCACCTGACGGGAGACGCGCTGCCCACGGAGCTGGGGACGGCGGTGGAACTCTACCGGGACGATGGCTTCTTGCTGGCAACCCAGACGGTTGCCGACTATGCCCGATGGGCGGTGGAGGGACGGACGCTGGTGCTGACCAACCGGCCCGTGCCCGCGCCGGTCCCGGACCCCGAGCCGGTGGAGCCGGAACCGCCCACCCCCACGGTACAGGACGCCATGCTGGATATGCTGGCGGACTTGGACTACAGGGTCAGTCAACAGGAGCTGGCGGCCATCGCCGCCCAAAACAATTAGGAGGGCTGAGGTATGAGTACATACATCGTATATAAGACGCTGGTGGAGAGCTACAAGCGGCTGGAGCGGGACACCGCTACGCTGGGGGCAAAGATCGACCTGGCCTTTGCGCTGGGCCGTCTGACCGACGAGGAATACACCGAGCTGGTGGTGAGCATCACCCCGGAGGAAGCCGAGAACGGGGAGGCAACGTAAATGTCCAGTGATGTCATTGTTGCCCTAATCGGGCTGGGTGGGTCGGCCATTGGCTCCATCATCGGCATCATGGTAAGCTCCAAGCTGACACAGTACAGGCTGGAGCAGCTGGAAAAGAAGGTGGAGGCCCACAACCGGGTCGTGGAGCGGACCTACGAACTGGAACGCTCCAGGGATGTGGTCTTTGAGGATATCAAGGGCATCAACCACAGGATCGATGACTTGGAGGACTTCCACAAGCCGAAAACGAGTTAGGAGGCATTGTCATGAAACAGGTATTGGAAAAGCTTTTATCCGTAAAAAGCATCGTAACGCTGGTGATGACAGCGTGCATGGCGGCGCTGCTGCTCTCGGGGGTGAATCCAGGGCAGGACGTGCTGGCCCTGTTCTGCACCAGCTACGGGGCGATCATTACGTATTTCTTTACCCGCAAGGACGGTGACGGGCGATGACTGCGGCTGAACGGGTGGTGGACATCGCCGGGAAGGAGATCGGGGTGACCGAGCTGCCTGCCGGGAGCAACAAGGTGAAGTACAACACCTGGTTCTATGGCCGGGAGGTGTCGGGGGCGAGCTACCCCTGGTGCTGTGCCTTTGTGTGCTGGGTGTTTTACATGGCGGGGCAACTTCAGCTACTGCGCAAGACGGGGGGCTGCACCACCCTGATGAACTGGTTCAAGTCCAAGGGGAGGTTGATCCCTGCCAAGGAGGCCAAGCCGGGGGACATCGTGTTTTATCAGTTTGACAAGGACGCTTACGCCGACCATGTGGGCATCGTGGAGAAGCGCACGTCCACGGGCATCGTGGCCATCGAGGGGAACACGTCGGTGACCAGCCAGGACAACGGCGGGGCGGTGATGCGGCGGACGCGCCGGTGGAGCTGTATCATGGCGGTGGCGCGGCCCGACTATGAGAGCGTAAAGGAGGAAAATGAGATGAGCGAAAAAGAGATCCAGGCCATGGTGGACAAGGCCGTGGACAAGGCGGTGAAGCCGCTGGAGGAGGCGCTGGCCGAGACGATCCGGGCGGTGTACCCGGCAAGCTACCACAAGGTAGAGGAGTTACCCGAGTGGGCGCGGCCGGTGGCGCGGCGGCTCATGGACGCGGGGATCGTCAAGGGCGACGGGGCGCATGAGATCAACCTGGTCAACGGGGCCATGAACCTGGGCGCCGCGGCGGCGCTGGACAAGCTCCGGCTGGAGATGGTGGGGAGAGACGCATGACGGCGGGAGAGTGCATCGTCAAGGCCGACCTTCTGCGGCCCAACGCCATCAGTGAGGGGGAAAAGGTGGCGTGGTGCTTGGAGCTGGAGCGGCAGTTAGAGCACGAGTTTTATCCTCGGTACGTTCAGAGCACGCCGCCGCCCGAAGGGGAGGAGGGCGAGGAAACAGCGCCGAAGCCGACAGGACGGGAGACCGTCCTGTCGGGCAGCGGGCCTTATGAGGAGATGTACGTCTACTATGTGGCCAGCAAGGTCGATCTGGCCAGTCAGGAGATGGAGACATATACCGTAGACGCGGCATTGCTCCGCGCCGCCATGGACGATTTTCGGAAGGACTATCACCGCACGCATGTACCCAGATAAGGAGGAAACACCATGTATTTACCGCGGCTTTCCATCAGCGAGCGGAAGCACCAAAAACAGAATATCCAATTCGGCGGACTGGACCGCACCCAGGCATACAGCGAGGGCGCGCTGAGCGACGCGGTGGGGGTGTCGGCCAGGCAATGGCCCTGCCTGACCGCCCGGACGGGTCGGACCCGGACACGGGAGGCCGCGGACTGCTCCGCCCTGTTTGCTTGGGGGAAGCTCATCCGCGTAGAGGGCGCGCAGCTCTTTTGCGGAGATGATTCGGTGGGGGCGGTAGAACCGGGGAAAAAGCAGTTTGCCGTGGTGAACACCAAGCTGTGCATCTTCCCAGACAAGAAGTATCTGGATCTTACCACCAAGGAGTTCGGAGACCTGGAGGCGCGGGCGCAGCTGGTAGAAAACACAGTGACCTTTACGAAAGACGCCCTGGAGGTCACCAGCCTACGCCGGGTGATGGGAAAACGTTATCAGTGCATGAACGTCACATCATTTAGCGACGACCATAAAACGTTAAAGGTAAAGCGGTATCGGGAAGAAAACATCTCCTGGTCTGCGGAAGGAGGCTGGTCCCTGACCGGGATGGAGGAAGTTATGCCGGAAAGCTTGAAGGTCGGGGATTGCGTCATGCTTCCAAAATCGTCGACGCGGGGGGACAGATGGATCGACCACACAAGAAAAACGTACAACGGGAAATTGACTCCGTATGCCACGGAATACGACAGCTGGGGCGACTACGCCTATGTCTTGGGGGTAGATTCCTGGGCGGACACTACGCATGTGGGGGTCACAGTATTCGCCGAGCGGCGCAACGCAGGAGCGTCCAACGTGACCTTCACCGACCGGGGCTTCAAGGCGGGAGACGCGGTGACCCTCAGCGGGTGTGTCACCCACAAGGAAAATGACCGCTCCATCCTGGTCAAGGAGGTCACCGGCACCAGGCTGGTCTTTGACTCCCCCGTGTTCCAAGAGGGTGCGGAAGCCGGGACGGTGACGGTCAGACGTATTGTCCCCGACCTGGACTTTATCTGCGAGAGCGGCAACCGCCTGTGGGGCGTTTCCAACAAGGACAAGACCATCTATGCCTCCGCCCTGGGCGACCCCACCAACTTCTACATCTACGACGGCGTGACCGTGGGCAACAGCATGCTCAGCTACGCCGTGCCCGTGGGTACCGACGGGGACTTTACCGCCATCTGCGCCTATGGGAGCAACGTGCTCTGCTGGAAGGAGCAGTGCCTCCACAAGGTGCTGGGGACAATGCCCGCCAACTACGAGGTGTTCACCTACCAGATCGCGGGGGTGCAGGCGGGGAGCGAGGAGAGCCTGGAGATCGTCAACGAGGTGCTGTACTACAAGGGCCGGGAGGGGGTCTACGCCTACACGGGCAGCACCCCCAAGCTCATCTCCGCCAAGCTGGGCCTTACTGACTATGGCCAGGCGGCGGCGGGCCACGTGGGGAGGAGCTACCTCATCTCCATGAAGCGCGCGGACACGGGAACATGGGAGACCCTGAGCTTCGGCGCGGACACGGGCCTTTGGCTCAAGGAGAGCGAGGAGCAGACGCTGGCCTTCGCCAATCTGGACGGCGTGCTCTATTCCCTCACCCCCGAGGGCATCTTCTGTCACAGCGGGGAGGCGGACGGAGCGGAGGGGAAGCCCATCCCCTGGTCGGCCACCTTCGCGCCCTTTACCGAGACGGTGCACAACAAGAAGGGCTACTCCCGGCTTTTGCTGCGGCTGGAGCTGGAGGAGGGGGCCTGGGCGGAGGTGGACGTGGCCGCGGACAACGGGCCCTTCCAGACCGTGTGGACGGCCCACGCCCCCGGCCCCGTCACCCAGGTAATTCCCATCCGCCCAGGGCGGTGCGACAGCTTTCAGGTGCGGCTGCGGGGCAAGGGCAAGTTCCTGCTTCGGAGCATGGTGCGGGAATTTACCGTGGGGTCAGTATGGTAAGGGAGGCATGACATGAACCTATTTGACAAGCAGCTGGGCCACACCAACCAAGAGGACCTGCACGCCTGGATGGACCAGATAGAGCGGCACATCAACTACCTGCAGGAGCAGATGGATTACGGCTTCCGGCAGCTGGAAAAACGATTGGAGGAAGGAAAGAATGGCAAAGACGTATAAGGACCCTTACAGAGAATACACCGATGCTACTGACGTTGGCGCGGACCAGCTGCTTTTGAGCGCAGACAAGCAGGCGGGGATCAGTCAGGCAAAGCTCGACTGGCAGAAGGCCAGCGAGGCGGGGGACCAGGCGGGCATGGACTCCGCCCACCAGCGGGCCGAGGCCATCCGCGCCCAGGCGGGATATTCCGGTGGCGCCAACGGCGGGGCGTATAACCAGTTCGCGGACAGCGGCGCCCATATGAGCGGCACACATATGAGCTCCCCGCGGTGGACGCCGACCTATGAGAAGGAGCGCGCGGACACCCTGTCCCAGCTCCAGAGCCGGAAGCCCTTCTCCTATGACCCGGAGAAGGACCCCACGTATCAGCAGTATAAGGCCCAGTATGAGCGTGGGGCCAGCAAGTCCATGCAGGACACCATGGGCCAGGTCATGGCCCGGACGGGGGGCTTGGCGTCCTCCTTTGCCCAGACG